TTAGACGAGAGATCCAGGCTCGTAGAGAATCGTCTCCAGGGTGAAAACTAAGTGGGAGAAGAAGCTATGAACGACATAGACCTAATGATCTTAAACGGAGCAGTAGAAGTGGTAGGCGTTGACGAGAACGGGGAGTTCCTTTATCAGTTCACTGAGAAGATGCACGAGCTTTTCCCTGATTTTAAAAGTACGTTAGATGAACTATTCCTGCAGGAGATTGACACCCTATGGCTTAAGGGCTTTATAGATATGGATATAGCTTTAACAAACCCTGCTGTGAGCCTGACCTCCTCGGCTTACGACGAAGCGATGATCTCCGCATTGCCCGACAGACTACGCACAGCTCTAAATCACATTAAACGTGTTCTGGAAAATGGTCTGTAAAATAATGTATAATAGTTATGGAGGATAAATATTATGGATTTTTTAATGGGTTCAATCAGCGCAAGCCTAGCTATCTTCCTGTCCTACAAGGTTATAAGCAGGGCCATCTGGGACTCACAAGTATATCCGCTTAAGATTAAAACTTATCAAAGCCACAAGCATCAGACACTTGTTAACGCAGGGTATAATTTAAGGTGGATGGATGACGAAGAGGCCCCTTTGCTAAAGACACAGGCAACCGATTTCCACGACAGCCAGGCCATCAGAATCCTGATCGTAGAGGCAAAAGCTTACTGGATAGATAGGCATATTCTATATGCAGCAGATGTAGTCAACGGAGATATGGACCAGAATACAGCTAAACCTATTGACACTATGGTGTTAGATAAGGTACAATTAGATAAGATAATGTTTGTTGTTGACAAGCTGACAGAGAGGTACAACGGTGAAGATAGCGATCCAGGGAAACAAGGCTTTTGACAGCTATGAAATCTTTCTGCGAGCTATGGGAACAGCCCTTAACGCTTTAAGCAAAACAGAAGACAAAGAGTTCTTGGTGTTTACTGCAGGGCCAATGAAAATCAGCGACATGGCGAGAGGCTTCCTAAACATATCCGAAGATACCTTGAGATCCCACGGAGTAAAGTCTAAGCTAATCAAGGTTCCTCCTAGATGGATTAAAGACCACCTGCCTGAAATCGAGTACATGATTTATTTTGCTATGCCTAGAGAGCCTCTTCCAGAGATTATAGAGCTATGCAATAAAAAAGACATGGATAATTTAGTATATCGTCAGTATTAAAGAACTCTGAACGGATATGTTCAGAATATATAAAAAATAACCAAATAGTAATAGGTGACTAAGATGATAATTTCATCACTGAAGCAAATGGATAACATAGTAAAGAGCAACAGGAGCCTCGCCTGGGACGGTTGGGACGTAGTAAAGAGGGTTCCTGCAGCAACTGCATGGAAGTCTCCTAGCGGAGTGTTCGTGAAAAATAGGTGGTACCTTCAGAATAGGTTCAAGCTTATGGAGAACGGATGGAAGATCCCAGATAAGCTTGTGGGCTAATGGCAGATAAGAACGCATGGAAAGACAGCGCAGCTTGCGAAGCTTATGATGTTAACTTATTCTTTGATAAGTACGAAGAGAATGAACAGCTACGTCCAGCAATAGAGAACGTCTGTGCTGCTTGTCCAGTAAGGCGTGAGTGCTTTGCTAATGGAATATCAAACAAGGAGTATGGAGTCTGGGGAGGTATCTACCTTGAGAAAGGTAAAATATCTAGAGAGTTCGGCAGGCATCGTAATAAAAAAGCTTGGGCGCAGGTCTGGAAAAAGCTGACGATGGATGGGACATAGGATGTATACTTCCGAAATGAAGAGAGCCTTCAGATCTCTAGACAGCCACTGCCCTAGGGGTTTTTCCCTTAAGGTGATGGACAACGAGCACTTCTTGACAATAGCAGCAGAAGAGAAAGTTTTTATGAAGCTACCCTCAGACCTAAAGAGATCTGCCATAGAGTATATGTCTAGGGTTAAGAAAGCCCTAGAGGATAACGGTGCTATTGTGCTGCTTATCAGAGAAGGTGGGAAGGAGGAGCTATGAGCAAAGAGTTAAGTGAAGCCCAGGTAGAGGTTGTGACCTCGTTACTGAACCATGGAGCCAAGACAGAAAGAGAGCGAATTCTTTTGATAGTAAATAACCTTGAAGATCAGATAGACAAGCACTCGTTGTTGTCTGCTATTGACGAAGGTATATCATGATAGATATCATCTTACAGACCACGGCCATAACTTTAGTGGCCTCGTTGACATCCGCATTCGTTGTCATAAAGCTTAAGCTTAATAAATCCAGGGAAGAGATCAAGGCAGAGATGTCTAGAAGCTTTCTTTTGATGGATGAGCTAGGCAAGGCTAACGACCGAGAAGCCCAAGCAAAGCTTGAAAAAACAGATGGTTTCGTAAAGTTTTTATCAGATTCACGTGACTGGTCATTTACTTACATCGAGAATGTCCAGCAGGCTATTCAGGGATTAGTCAAAGCCATGAAAGCAAATGACAAAGCTAAAATCCTCGAGTCCTATAATGAGCTACAAAATTTTCTTCCAACGGAAGAAGACTCAAATAAAAAACAAGGAGACAACAAATGAATAAAGCTATGATTGAATCATATCTTCGTAACCTGTTAGGAGTTTTCCTAGCATTGACAACAACTACAATGGCAAACGTTGGAGTAACGTCCCCAATCGCCTTTGGCACAGGGGAGTGGCTACTAGTGGCTAACGGTGTGTGGGCAGCAGCAATTCCAACACTAATTCGTTACCTAAATACCAAGGACCCTGCGTTTGGTCGCATCGCTGAGGGCGTGGCCATGGAGGTAAGCAAGAGGCTAGCAGCAGAAGCAAAAGCTGCCACTGCAGCCAAGAAAGCATCTGAAGCACTCGCAAGAAAAGAAGCCTTAGCAGCGAAGGCGCTAGCAGCAGCAGCAAAATCAAAAAAAGCTGTCCCTACCAAGTAAACAGTTAAAGATTAAGATTGACGGATCACTATTGTGGTCCGTCTTTTCTTATGCTATAATAGAATAGTCCTCATACAGGGCAAGGATTAGCCACTTTAGGATGACTAGTTACCATTTTTATATCGGGTTACGCCATGGTTGCTGTATGGGGACATTTCTATCCTATAATCTGCTAGACTAAGAGGTAGACGTAAGTCTAAAACTTAAGAAAGATTGAGTAATGACACTTCACAGGCAAACCCCTTATCATGAGCCAAAGTACAATGATCCTAGGCCAGATCACGTATCCCCGAATATCATGAAAAAAGAGCTAACCTTTAACATGAATAAGCTCTTTTACTTATCCTCTACTGAGGGAGTGATTATCAGTGACGTAAAGAAAGATTCTTTTGAGCCATACGACTATACGTTCTTGGGGCAAGACGTAAAGATAGTTTCGGTAATAGCACCATCCGTGAGCCACATAATAGAAGACACCCTTTCGGATTTACTCAGAATGGCCTCCTGGTTCCCCAGTTCAGAGATTGTTTTCGTTGATAACGGAATAGAAAAGGCTAAGTTTCATAATCTAAGAGAAGGATTGCTAAGGAATAACTCACTATTTGATTCTCTCGAAAAAGCCTTAGTATTGCAAGGTCATAGAGTTAGTTACATTACAGCAAGCGAGAAGACCAGGGTATCAATAGACAACTTCGTAATATCTAGCCCCTCCAGGTCACCTCATGGGGATGTCAAAGGTTTCTTGCAGAAGTTCTTTGGACTCAGGTTAACCTCAGAACTTTTTAGATCTACATTCGTAACTGACCATGCAGACCCCACAGAGAAAATCTATGTCAGCAGGTCAAAGACCACACCAAGAGATGTGAGTGTCAAGAATAGTCCACACGAAGATAACTCTTTCATCCTTGACGATGTAAGGCTTTACAATGAGAAGCTGCTAGAAGAATATTTTAAGTCCTTGGGGTTTGTCATTGTTTATGCAGAGGAGTTTGAGTCCTATGAGGATCAGGTTAGGTTCTTTGCCTCGGCAAAAGTGATAGCAGGAGTAACAGGCGCAGGCTTGTGGAATGCCTTGTTCATGAAAAGGGGAGGTTTAGTCTTAGAGATAGCTACCCCATTGGCAACTTCAGATAATGGGTCCCCAATGGTTGACTATCACCCTCACTACTCCACCTTGGCCTACGCAATGGGGATGAACTATCTAGCTATTCCTTCTAGTCTAAGACACGGTAGCGAAATTGTAGACAAAATAGAAAATAATCTTTTTTTAAGAAAGTCACTAGAATGTTAGTTCGTGGACTCTTGTGGTGTATACTTGTCTTATGGAATATATAACTAGAAGCTTCACAAAAATCTCGGTAGAAGATTTTATAGTAACAAAAACATCCACCAACGTAGATAAGCTCAAATCTGAGTATGCTTACTACCAAGAGATCCCAGAGACCTACCATATCTTCTTTGCAGTAGGAAGAGACTTTAAAGAAGGTCTTGATTCCTGTAGTTACATCATGAACCTAATTCCAGGCAACGACTTTGGACATCATTATGCCCACGACACTCTGACGTATAACATGGTGCAAGGCCTTTTCCCAAGAATAGATGAGTTCAAGTCACAGACTTATACAGAGATAGAGCTCCCAATGCTATTTTCTAAATCTCATGACCTAATCGTAAATAAAGCTAAGGCAAGGTCAGAGGAACTATCTATATTATCATCTGGGAAGTATGACACCCTCACCGAGGACTACGTAGCAAGAATAAGAAAAGCTTTTGAAAGCTTATTCATGAAGGAAAGAAAAACCTTCCGAACTGTCTTATCTCACGGAGACCTATGCTTCTCCAATATTCTTGAAGACGCAACCTTCATCGACCCCAGAGGCGTCGAGAGCATGCACTTAGACGAATACTACGATCTAGCAAAGCTAAGCCAAAGTATTCTTGGTGGTTACGACTTTATAGTTCATGGGAAGGATATTGCAATAGATGAAGAGCTTAAGGATATTTTTATTTCTTTCTTAGAAGAAAAAGAAATCTGCTATGATCTTCTTAGGCTGTATGAAGCATCCTTGTTTCTTTCTATGTGTCCTATTCATTACGAAAATACTTCTCATGTAGATCAATTTCTGACTAGGGCAGGGGAGATTCTTACAGAGATAGGTCATTAGTGAACATCCTATTACTGATGTCTGGAGAAGGATCTAGATTCTTTGATAGTGAATACAATCTTCCAAAGCCCTTAATCATAATCGATGGCAAGCCAATGTATCAGCTGGCCCTAGAAAGCCTAGGTCTAAAAGGGGAGCTGATTCTTGTCTCCAGAAAAGGTTTTAGATTATCCTTAGTTGACTGGGGAATGCCCACTACGATCATCGAGGTAGAATCAACGACATCTGGGCCAGCCACGAGTGCCATGTTAGCAGAAGATCTAATAGACAGCGACGTGCCACTAGTAATCCTTAATGCTGACCAGATAGTTGAATGGGACTCCTCAATATTAAAAGACATCACTACCGATGGGGCATTACTTCTTTTTAAATCCTCTGGAACCCGATGGTCATATGCTGATGTGGTGGGGGATAGGATCGTAAAAGTTGTAGAAAAACAAGAGATTAGTCATAATGCCCTAGCAGGAGTCCATTACTGGAAGAGAGGTAGTGACTTCGTAAGGTACGCAAAGAGAATGTTTGCAGCTAGAGACAGCTACCACGGGGAATACTACGTTGCCCCCGTATATCAGTATGCCCTCAATGATGGGTTAAGCATATCCCCAGTCTTTGTAGATCGGATGCATGACTTGGGTACTCCAGAAGCCTTAAAAATATACACCAAAACTCTTAACGAGTCATGATATAATATATACATGTCAGAAAACTTAGATAAGCAGTCCCCATGCTGGGATGGATACGTCCAACGAGGTATGAAGCCAGGAGCAAACGGTAAGCAAGTCCCAAACTGTGTACCTGCAACGAAGTCATACAGCGGAGACGAAGATAATGCCCCAGAGGGATATCACCGTATGCCCGACGGATCATTGATGGCCAACGAGGACCATGAAGATGACAAGTCACTGTTTGCAGGATTGGGAAAAGACTTTACACGATCAAAGAGTTTGACAGAAATCTTTAGACAAAGTCAAGATTAATAACTGCTCTAAACGCTGACTCGGTTGGCGCACTAGGAGCATGGAAAATGTTACCATCAAAGACTACACCCTTGCCAGCTTCAGGACTAATCTTCTGATCAAGGGTAAACTTTTCTGGAGGGGTATCTCCAAGAGTCTCATTAAACAAGTAAGTATCACCATCAGAGTCATTTATATAGTATAGGAAAACCTTATGCTTTTCATTTAAATCGACATGGGGCATCTGATATTTTCCAATACTGTCTTTACCAGCCATTGGTACAATGTTAATCTTTATTCTTGCTATCTCTGTGTACTTAAGCTTATGCTTTATTATGAAAGAATTAAATAGTTCTACAATCTTTTTCCTGTAAGGATGTCCTGGACCTACGAGAGAAACGAACATGAGATGCTCATAAACCATATCGTCTAGCATTGCATTATGGCCATTCATGTCTGACATGTTGCTAGCAGGGGCAAAGACCCACTGAAACTTAGGATCCCAACCAAGGATTGCGTCTGAAAGCTCATCTTTTAGCTCTTTGTCCCCAAAGTCTTTGTCTACAATAATCATTTTTTTAGTCTCATATCTCTCTCGTAAGTTCTTTCTTTGTGACAATTAGAACAAACAACGTCACACTTCTTTGCTTCATTCCAAGCTGCTTCCTGTCCAAACTTCTTCAATACCCTGTAGACAATGTCTATTTTTTTAAACTCTGGCCTGTGATCAAACTCAAGGATGTAATGGGGGTACTTAACTAAACAGTCAAAGCACCCAACCGACTCTTTGTAGGCCTGAAACTCTGAGAATATGGACATATGTTATAATTATATCATTGTCAGTCGTTAAAACCTATAGATATGGAACATCTGGGCATTAAACTTTTAACACTATGAACGACCCCACTAGGAATGTAAACCATGTCACCAGGCCTGATAGTCCAAGACTCTTCTACCTCTCCGTAATAGGCTGTCCACAGAGTTTCTCCAACACACTGGAAGAACATTCCGTCTACAGGGTCAGAGTGAATTGTCGCAGACATCATGGTTGGGTCAAAGTCTCTGGGCTTTTTCTGTGGATTAGATGATGTAAACTTTTGGTAGAAGTTATCGGCTTCTGCTGGGATCGAATTGTTAACGCTGTTCTCAAAGTGCGTGATAGCCAAGACAGCTATTAGATCTCCAGAGTGCCTTTCGTTTGCCATGGATAAGAGGTCATCAAAGACTTCCGTCAGAGCCTCGGCATTGTCTACATTAAATGTCGCAAAGGATGACCAGTTAACCGATTCTTTTCCCTGAGCAGCATCAAACAAGGATTCAAAATCTGACCATGAGGGAAGGACTTCTGCCAACCCCCTATCTACGAATATTTTGCTTTCTTCTTTTGCACTAAAAATGTCCATAGGTCTAGTATATCATCACCTTCTGAGGTATAATGGTAATTGTGAAAAACATTTTGGTAACTGGTGCTGCAGGGTTTGTCGGTATGCATACTGTAAGAATGCTCCATAACTTAGGCTATAGCGTTAGAGCTTTAGATAACAAGAAAAATGTAGACACTTCTCAGTGGCCTATAGGAGTTAGTCTTATTAGTCAAAGCTTGTTGGAGGATGACGTCTCTTCTCATTTTGAATGGGCGGACTACGTAGTTCACCTCGCAGCTTTAGCAGGTATGAAGCAGGGTATCTTTAATCCCTATGGGTCAATGCAGAACAACCTAAAGGCTACAGAGATAGTTTCTCTTCTATGCCTCAGGTACAATGCAGGACTGTTCTTCTCCTCTACTTCCGAAGTCTATGGTCTTTGCCCAGACGTCCCATTGAGGGAAGACTCTACAAGGATACTGGGAGGCACGGGAGATAACCGCTGGGGATACGCAGAGTCCAAGTCCATGTCTGAGCGGTTGCTACTCCTAGACGCAAAAGAACACGGACTAAAAGTTAAGATAGGCAGGCTATTCAATGTCGCTGGCCCAGGACAGTCTGGAGAGTATGGGATGGTTATGCCCAGGTTTATTCATGCTGCCAAAAACGATAATAGCCTTTACGTATATGGCGATGGAACGCAGACAAGGTCTTTTTGTCATGTATCAGATACGGTCCGAGGAATATGTGAAATTATCTTAAAGGGTAAAATAGGGGAAGTGTATAACGTAGGAAACCCAACAGAGGTCTCCATAAACAACCTTGCCTCAACTGTGATAAGGATGTCGAACTCCCACTCAGACGTAAGGCACAAGGAGTATGAGGAGGTGTACCCTGGATATACAGAGATTAGCAGGCGTGTGCCAGACATCAGCAAGCTTAAGGCTTTAGGCTGGAGCCCAGAGTTCAGCCTCGGTGATATTATCAGGGACCTGTTATGAGTATCTTTATATCAATTGCCTCATACCAAGACCCAACTCTGGTGAGAACAATCGAGAGAGCTCTTCAGAGGTCAGACAACCCCGAAGATTTGGTTTTTGGATTGGGATTGCAGTACGAAGAATTACCAGACCTATCTTCACTTCCCCAGAGTCAGCTAAGGATCCTTTCCTGGAATCCAAGAACTAGGCCTGGAATAGTCAAAGTGCGTTACGAGATCTCTCAACTTTTTAAAGATGAAGATTACTTCTTGATGATAGACTCTCATATGCAATTTACTCAAGGTTGGGACACAAAACTCGTATCTGTCATAAAAGAATTGCAGGAGTCTACTAAGACCTACAAAGTTATAGTGTTTCCTTTAGGGCTATACGGAAAAGAGGCTATGTCCTCTAGGTTCAGAATTGAGCAAAGGACTTCCACAAAGCTTCCTCTTAATGTAGCTGCCCAACCAGTAAATGGTAGGTACATACCAGAAAAGGAGATAGAAAAGATTTCCTTTATGAGGGTAGGGCAGATATTCTTTGACGGTAGGTTTATCAAAGAGGTGGGGCTAGACTCTAGGTCTCAATACAATCAGGAGCAGGCATACCTTGGTTATAGGGCTTACCTTTCAGGTTGGGACACTTACCAATACCATCAGGACCTTATGACCCACGATGATTCAATCTATGTTGCGTCAATTGATCAGGTAAAGGCCAAGGAGTTTGGGGCAGTTCCAGAGATCGACGACAGTGATGAAGACATGACGATGGCTTATATATATAATACGGGGCCATACGCAATCCCCAACGCAGAAAGAACTCCAGACGACTTCTGGTCAGCAAACAGATCTTTCTTTGAGTTTACACGTGCCAAGGCATTGCTAGACAAAAATAAGTTTTAGTGGTATACTTTAGATATGCAGACTTTAAAAGAAAAACATATAGTTATCCTTTCTGCTCACCCCGATGACCTAGAGATGTCCTGCGGAGGAACAGTTGCAAAATTTGTAGAAGATGGTAATAAGGTGACTAGCATAGTCATGGCAGGGGGGGTTCCTCACCTAGAGTATCTAAATAGAGCATCAGGTTATCTAGGGATAGATCCTATCATATTTTCCATGTCCAACTCAGTCAAAGTAGACAAAAATGTAATCAAAGAGTTAGAGGTAATGGTTGACTTTTCTACAGTGGACTTAATCATAACGCACTGGAACGAAGACTGGCACCAGGACCACCAGGCATGTCATGAAATAGGAAATATTTTAGCCAGGAAGCAACCTATGGACCTATGGTACATGTCTGCTCACCCATACAACCTAAAATATAAGCACTTTACACCAGACCTATATATTGACATTGGTTCATGGTCATACAAGTCCAAGCTCAATGCCGTCAAGGCATACGACAACATACCAAATAAATGGGTAAGAGGAGTCATGCACCATGACGTATGGCGAGGCTCATACCTTGACACCAAGTATGCAGAAGTGTTCGCTGTCGGTAACCAGGTAATCAAATGATAATCATGGGCGTGAACTTATCACATGACGGAAGTGTCTGTGTTTTAGATAAGGGCAAGGTTGTCTTCTACCAAGAAGAAGAGAGAGTCACTCACGAGAAGCATACCACTGGGGTAATTCATAGCTTCGTAGCTGGTATGAAGTTTAACCCTACCCACGTCGTCTTTACCTCTGCAACACCGTATGAGATAAAAGTAAAAGACCTTTTTGCAAGCTTAATGGGAGCACATGGCAAGCTCAATCACTTTGAGGACTATGTCATGCCAGAGATTCACTTCATGAGAGATCACCACTTAGCCCACGCAGCAGCAGCCTTCTACAACTCAGGGTTCGACGAGGCCTCAGTTTTGGTTGTAGACGGTGCTGGCCAAGCCTTTATCGATGATGAATACCTATATAGAGAGACAGAGACTATCTTCTCTGCAAAATATAACAACTTTGACGTAAAGCTAAAAAAAGTAATCAAGCAGCATACCCTACTCAACTACCAGCAGCTTTCTGGAGAGCTGGCAGACAAGACCTACCTTTCTCCATGTGCTAGCCCATTGCCTACTGAGTATGAAGTCAAGGTCCACGACGCAGATATGAGCATTGGCAAGATGTTTAGTAAGGCTGGTATTGATATCTTTGGAGACTATCACCAAGCAGGCAAGGTCATGGGTCTATCGGCATACGGGGTAGACCAGAAGGAGGATCCAAGAGCTTTTATAGAAGACGATGCTAACCCAGGAATATTTACACATGGGATGTCTAACGAGGACCTGGCTTTTAGGATTCAGAACGACTCTCTAATCCCCATAGTTAACTTAGTTAGAGAAGCATTAGATAACTCAAAACACGATAACGTTTGCCTCTCTGGAGGATACTTCCTTAACTGTGTGAATAACTACAAGCTGCTAAAGCTATTCCCTCATGCAAACTTTTACATAGAGCCTAACTCCTCAGACGCAGGAACTGCCTTGGGGGCAGCAAAGTATTGGTGGCACACGCTTAGCGGAGACCACGATATAAGGGAGCTTGAGACCCTATACCTTAGTGGCCCAGCCGACCACAGATTTGATTCGAGAGACATAAGAGACATCGTACAGGCTTCGCCCAAAGACGTGGCAAAGCTTCTTTCCGAGAGAAACGTGGTCGCCATATATCAGGGCAAAGCAGAAGCTGGACCAAGGGCCCTCGGCAATAGGTCAATACTTTATGACCCAAGAGACAGAGATGCAAGAGATGTTCTCAACATGATCAAGAAGCGTGAGAGCTTTAGGCCTTTTGGAGGCACTGTGCTTGAAGAGAAGGCATCTCAGTGGTTTGACATGTACACACTAAAGTCTAGCCCCTATATGCTGTATGCTGTTGACTCCCAGGACGGGACCGCAGCACTTATCCCAGGGTTAATGCACAACGACGGGACTTCTAGGATACAGACCATTAATGAGAGTCAGAACCCGAACTATCATGCTTTAATCAGTGAGTTTGACAGCCTTACGGGTGTTCCTATGATCTTAAATACATCGTTTAATCTAGCTGGAGACACTCTGGTTCAAACAATGGACGATGCTATAAGAACATGTCTTCAGTCTGGGATCCCATACCTTTATTGTCCAGAGATCGAATCAATAATTACGTTTTAATGTTACCAAAATGTAATAAAAAACCCTTAGCTTTATAGCAAACAACAACTATAATAGAATATTACTTAAGAAGGAGCCCCAAAGCATGACCACAGTTTACACATTACCATCCTGCGTTCAGTGTGATGCAACAAAACGATTTCTAACAAAGAATGGCCTACCATATGATACAGTGGATCTCAGCACTGATTCTAAGGCCTATGAGTACATAAAGGGGTTGGGCTTTAGTGCAGCTCCTGTTGTCGTAACCAGTCAGGATTCCTGGTCAGGCTTCCAGCCAGATAGACTTTCCATGATTGCTGCTTGACAGCAAGTAAGCTTTAAGATATAATAGAAACCTTACACAAATAACCTTAACGAGAGACTAAGACTAATGAATATATTTACTGATAGCCACGATGACCATGGTGAGCATGCAGAACACTTAGATATCGCAGAGCATGCAGAGCATAGTGGAGTCGATGGTCTCCTAGAGGTGATGTTTGGCTTTGAGCATGTTGTTGCAGAGTTTTTCTGGAATGGTATCTTCGTAGCCCTAACTTTCTTTATTACAAGAGGATTTGCTTTGCGTAAAGCGCACAAGTACATTGACACTAAGCACGGCATAGAGCACGATGAAGGGTACTAAATGTTAAGACCATTAGAGGATAAAGTAATTGTAGAGCCGATTGTAGAAGCAGAAGTAGCTTCTTCATCAGGACTTATTTTAACTAATACAAGCAAGGATTCTCCAACCGAGGGAATCGTAATAGCAGTTGGACCAGGTACTGTATTCAGCGATGGCTCAAGGCTTGACCTTGACCTGAAGGTAGGAGACAAAGTAGCTTACTCAAAGTTTGCTGGTACCGAGGTAGAGCATGATCTTAAGACATACACTATCCTCCCATACAGAGAAATCTATGCGGTGTTAGGATAATTAATGACTACATATATTAGAACCATGCCAGAACCGATAAAGGTGTTAGACGAGGGATACTTGCGTCTTGTAGATGTGCTAGGAGATGATCTGGCTACGGTAAACGCAGCAAGAGTTTCTTATGACAAGGAAGCTGCAGAGTGGTCAGACAAAGAAGCTAGGCTAATTAAGTTCTTATTGCGTGAGGGTCACACATCTCCGTTTAGACACGCAGCACTAACCTTTGAGGTCTATGCTCCACTATTTGTTGCTAGGCAATGGTGGAAGTACGCAGTAGCCTCTAGTCATATTGACGACCAGAATGGTTGGAACGAGTCCTCTAGGCGTTACATTACAGAAGAAGAAAAGTTCTATATTCCTCTACCTAATGAGTGGAGGAGTAAGCCAGAGAATAGTAAGCAGGGCTCTGGTGAGCCCCTAGACATTGAGTTAGGTCAAAAGTACTTCGATCGTCTATGCGAGACCGTTGTAAGCGGAACAGAGGCGTATCACGATGCCATGAATGATGGTGTAGCTCCAGAGATTGCCCGACTGTTTCTTCCAGCTTATGGTATGTACGTTAGATGGCGTTGGACGGTGTCTCTGCAGGGAGTTTTAACATTCCTTGACCAGAGAATGCCTAACGACGCTCAATGGGAAATCCAAAAGTATGCCCAAGCTGTTCTAGACCTGACCAGGGATGCATTTCCTGAAACAATTGGAGCACTTTATGAATAAGATAGATCAAGAGGGATAGGTTGACTGAAGTTGCGATCATAGGGCTTGGTTACGTTGGACAAGCACTGGCGAGCCGTGTGTCAAAAGTCAAAGGCTTTAGTGTTATAGGTGTAGAAAAGAGCAAAAGTGTTCTACTACCCATAATGTCAGATGACCTTGGGTACTCCGTTACCTCAGACATCAATGATGCAAAGAACGCTGACGTCTTTATCGTATGTGTGGCTACTCCATTATCTGGAGAAGACTACGTAGCCAAAGCAGCGCAGGAGATAGCTTCTGTAGCAAAAGAGGGGGCTCTAGCTATCCTAGAGTCCACGGTAGGAATAGGGGTAACCGAAAAGATCTTCTTCCCACCACTAACTAAAGCAGGAGTCTTAGTAGCCTATTCACCAGAACGAATTGACCCAGGCTCTGAGAAGTATAACATTAGTAATACTACTAAGGTTGTATCAGGAGCTACGCCTTTAGCCTTAAAAGCAGCTATGGCTTTCTATACTAAGTTTATTAAGAAAGTTGTAAGCGCCAGCGACGTAAGAGTTGCCGAGGCAGCAAAACTTCTGGAAAATTCTTACAGGCTTCTTAATGTATCTTTTGTCAATGAGTTTGCTAGGTCTTGCCTTGCTGCTGGGATAGATTCAAGTGAAGTCATTCAGTTGGCAAGTACTAAGGAGTTTGGATTTCAAGCATTCTATCCTAGTGCTGGTGCTGGTGGCCACTGCATCCCAGTTGATCCTGAGTTCTTGTCTAACCATATGAGGGAACTTGGAGTACCAATTACTCTTCTCGAAACAGCCATAGAGATTAATGACTCAATGCCTAATGAGATTGTAGATGATCTTAATAAGAAGTTCAACGGACTACAGGATAAGAAGATCTTAATTGTAGGTATGTCATATAAGGCTAATACTGATGACACCAGGAACTCTTCAGGTAGTCAGATATATAACCTAATGAAGCACCTTGGGTATGATGTCAAGTGGCATGACGAAGTAGTTAAGACTTACGGAACAACTAAGTCTGTAAAGCCATCTAACAGCTTTGATGTAGTCCTTGTGACTGTAAGGCATGAAGAGCTGCACCTATCTATGATTAGTGAGTCTAAGATAGTTTCTTATGCGTAATGGTCTTCTATAAAATCAGTTACAACCCATGGCTCATGCTCAAAGCAAGCCTCAACAAGTGTTTCCAGGTCTATTCCTAGCTGACCAGGCAAACCGTGATCGTAATCATCTCCAAAGTCAAAGATGAACACATTGTCTTGGATGGGGAAGTGAGCTATCTGGATCTTGTCATCAGCCTCACAGCTGGCAAAAACATAGTAGTTTGTATCCTCCTGGAAGTATCCTTCGAGACTAGGTATCTTCCACTCCGTAATGCTATTGGTATACATTCCTAACATAAAGCTATCTTCAGGCATGTACTCTGGCATCACACTGTACTGAGGGGTTATCGCCACTACAGAATGGATCCTAAAGTGCTTAGAAAGAACGGTAGCTAGGAAGCCTCCTAAGCAGAACCCCACAGCCCTCACGTCCTTATCTACCAGGTGTGGAGATAGGGTATCTATAACGACATCCCAATCCAGCCTGTTGCCAAAAGAGTTGGTCTTGTCTATTAAGAATACACCCTTACCATCTTTGGTTGAGGTCTTAATGAACTCTTCACTTGAGAAGTCTTCGCCTATCCTTGGTGAGCTAGAGATAGAGAGGGTTACGATGTCACCATCTCCATCTATCATGCTTATTCTACAGAAGTCATCCTCGAATAAAGTTATAATTTCTTTCTTTAATTCCATGACTTTATTATAACAGAATACTTGACATGGTATAATTGTTACATGATTAAAGATTACGGTAATGGAATAGTTAACACCCTGGCCTTCGTATCATACGAGGACTCCATGGAGATCAGTGCCTGGATAGATAATAATATAGATAACTTCTTAATCTATGAATTCCAAAACAATCCAGACAGGCATGCCATTAGATTTGGTAAAGATCAAATATTCTGGGATACGTCTCCTCACGACATACGTGGGGTAGAGGATATCGAAAAAACATGTAGACCATACTTCAAGAAGGTAACTGAGCATCTTAAAAAGCTGTACAACGATGACTCAGATCTCTTCATCAACTCCTTCTGGCTAGCTAAGCAAGACGCTGGTGGCTTTGTAGGACCTCATCATGACTCTCACTCTGGAATGAACCCACAGTTTAAGTACAGTGTGATCTGCTATCTTAATGCAAACCCAACAGATGGAGAGTTGGAGTTTGTAAGCTTAGGGTTTGGGATTAAGCCACCTGCTGGCTCAATGGTTAGCTTCCCATCACAGGGGGAAAACCTAGACCATGAGGTAAAGGCCATAAGTCAGGAGAGGTACTCTATGCTATTCTGGGTTACTGATAACCCTGACTACGAAGTTAAGTGGCACAGCGATGAGTGCCCATCGTAACCATCAGTTCCTGGTGATCAATGCCTTAAAGTTTTATTAAACATTTTTTGTAAAAGTGATGAATTGAGAGCATATCTCATTATAATCGTGTTATAATTAATCTTATGAACTACAACACTCACCCATGCCCTGTCTGTTCAAAAGATATGGCTCCAGTAATCTATGGATTCCCTACCACTCACATGGTTGAGATGGCTCAGCAAGACATCATCGCTCTTGGAGGAACAAAGATGGACAAAGAAAACCCCACACACTATTGTTATAGCTGTGGGGATCCTTACCGTATCTAATTATAGATAACGGATTTCGTCTATGTATTTAGCAGACAGTGCTATCTTTATCATATTATCTGCATAGCTGCCAGTCTTTGGAGGTGCAGAAAAATACACAACGTAATAAGTATTAGGATCAACAGCCTTTAGTATTGCTCCATTGGCTACAGCCTTCTTTACGTTATCGGTTCTTTCCGCTCCTGGTCTTTTCTTGCCACCAGACCTACCACCCTTAGCCTCAACAAACTCAGTGCGTACCTTGTTATCCGCAACAAAATCAACTTCAACTCCCGTTTCAGGGATTTCATAGTTTCTGGCTGTAATCTTAGAGGTCTTTGATAGGTGCTGCTCAACAATCGCTTCAAATTCATCTCCAGCTCGTTTAGACTCTGCTTGAAAGTTCAATCTACTCCTTGTTCGCATTTGCTCTGGTATAGCCAGAGATGTATCCTGAACGCCATGCAACCATTTCCTCTTCGGTAATGTTTTCACGTTCCCCAGAAGATAAGTAAAGGTTAACATCTTCGTTAACAGCCTTAACTAGGTCTGCCTTGCTTGATTCCTTATCCAAGGTCAATTCCCATCGTTCGGTTTACTCCAGATATGTACCCAGCCTGCCAAGCTTCCAAGGTTTCTTGGGTAGTGTTACGTCCAGCAGTAGCTAAGAACTTTTGCAAGTCTTCGATAGCAGCCTCAGTAACCTTCAGTTTCTCTGATTCTGTATTATTAATTTCATCCATAGTAGATATTTTACCACTAGTCCTGGGGATTGTCAAGAGCTTTATCTAAAAGGTAAGTCCTTCTAATTTGATCCAAGATCTCTTGTCCAGGTACTTCAATGGTAAATGGTAAGCCATCATAATCCTCTATAGTCACTTTGTATATGTTGTCAGGAGATAGCAGGTATCTAAAGTTATTGTTCATTGACATAGTATAGCACTTTTGCTATAATATAGATATGAAAAGTAAAAGAACGCTACAGTCCCAAGAGTGGGAATTCCACAAGGCAGAGAACACGGCCAACAAGGGTGTTGGATTCTTGCTAATATCCTGTGTGGTATGGCTACCAGCACTCATCCTATTTGTAATGATGTCAGGAGGCTGAAATGTCTCACTTTGATGCTCATGACTTAAAGAAAGCTTACGAAGCTGGAGTCTTAGACGAAAGACTAAGAATCATAAGGGTTTTAAGAAAGGACCTAGGCAATACATCTGAGGTTAACAAGTTGGTAGCAGAGGATACCCAAGACTCAACTGTTCAGTATCTTGACATAGGTGAGCTATGATGAATTGGGAAGAGGGCTTCCAGATAGGCGTATTGGCAGGTATTCAAGCTGAGCGACAAAGGATCATCGAAGCCCTTAAATCGGAGGCAGCTAACAGGTCAATCATGGAAGCCCTAGCCTACCCATACTTAGCGGAAGAGCTAGAAGCTACAATCATGAGAGACCAGCTAGACTAAAAGGAGAGAGATGAGTTTCCTATTTATAGGACTAGACGGAGAGATGTCCTCCAGTGAGCTAGCTGAAGGTGGCAAGCTTATTCAGATTGGCCTATCCACCGAGGACGGGTATCAAATCTCCATGAATATGAATCCAGGTGAGTGCCAGTGGTCAGAACGTGCTTTTGAGGTTCACGGCATCACACTAGAGTCTCTACAAAGTGCGCCTTTGCCAGATGAGGTTGACAGCCAAGTTTACGATTGGTTGATTGCAGTAGGAGTCGATACTAACAGCAGGGGTAAAACTATCCCTGTCGGGTTTAACGTTGGCGCATTTGACATGCCCTTTGTGAAGGACTCTCTACCTAAAAGCTATTCGCTCTTCTCAAGAAGAACTGTTGACCTGAACGCACTCTGCTTCGCTCTGGACTATAAAGAGGAGAACGGGATGCCCGTAAAATCCGCAACTTGGAAGAAAAGAGCCAAGGCTTATGCCATTGAAAAGATCGGCATGGAGAATCAGCACGATGCTGGCTGGGACTCACTGATGCATATTTATTGTTTCGAATTTTTGAAAGGTGCAATGCGATGATTAAGTTTAGAAGCTACAAGCACTCTGGCACGATAGGGGCTGAGTATGTGTTCGGCATCAACCTGTATGACATTAAGACCCAACCAACTCTGGACATCATTATTGGCAAGAGGGTATTTGTGCTCTTCTGTGACAGGAATACCAAATGATAATTACAACTGAGTCTGGGACTGTCTATGACCTAACTAGCGGTTATTGCATACGCAATGGCCAGTTCGAATTTAAGTATTGGTACAAGTATTGTTTTGATTATGAGGAGGGAAGCCCTACCTCTGAGATTCCACAGCCGTACAAGGACCAGGATTCTGGCAGGATGCTTCCACTTCAAGTTGGGAAGCGCATGTACATAAGCGGTAAGGACGGTTGGATAATTTCGACTAAGATAGTATCTATAGAGGAGGCAGTCCACAAAAGTGGAAAGTCGTCCATTATAGTGGAAGACAGTGACTCAGGGTTGATCTAATGGGTGGCAATACTTATAAGTTAGGATTCCGAGACGGTAGCCAAGCAGAGCGTAAGAAGATAATTGATCTCATACAAGAGAGGATATGCATACACAAATGCCAACACGCAATTTGCCTAGATGCTATCCTAATAATGAAGATGCTTCGTAATGGGGCGTAGGACCGAAGGTAGGTTTGGTTGGTGTATGACTAATCAGCACAGCCTATGTCAACAAGAGATATCCAATGGAGTAATATGCTCATGCACCTGTCACTCCAAGTAAAATAATAACAATAGATAGGTAAGAAGACACAATGAATAAGTCAGCAATTATAGATAGTATCTCCAGATACACGGACATGTTTGATCTGGTAATGATTAACTTTTCGGGTAAGTATGGAGTCCCCTTTCTAAGATTCTCTATTGGTATTATCTTCATCTGGTTTGGAGCACTAAAGACTATAGGAGAGCTATCCCCTGCATACGATCTTGTAGCAGCAACAATCTATTGGCTAACACCAGAGATCATTGTTCCCCTCTTGGGTCTATGGGAAGTGGCTATCGGCATTGCCTTCTTAATACCATCTTTAAACAGGATAGGACTTATCCTCCTAGCGTTCCAGATGCCAGGAACCTTCCTACCACTAATCCTCTTACCTGAGATCTGCTTTACGGTTATCCCCTTTGGACTAACTCTTGAGGGACAGTACATCGTAAAGAACTTAGTTATCATTGGCTCAGCCTTTGTCATCGGCGCTGGAGTTCGCCGAAAAAATAGAGATTAAAGTTCGGCGGTAAATAGGAGATCACTCCAAGTCTTCCGACTTGATATCCTCCCGATACCTGGTATAATATAACTATGGTATTATGCAAATGGTGCAAAGATAGGCTACCGCTGGTAGCTCCAAGCACCTGTAAATGTGGATCATTACGATTAGTAGACATAAACAATAAGATAAGGATAATAGCTATCTTGGAAGATATAGAAATAGAAACACATCCCCCAGAACATTTTAGAGATAAGGCTAATGGTGAATAAGACAACTATAGAGGAAACCCTATCAGGTTTTAGCGGACAGATACATTGTGAAGATCATAAAGTAACTGTATTCGTCAATGGGAAGACTAAGGATAGTACTATCAGATCAGTAGAAGCTACCTATGATAAATATCACGGTATCAAGTACCAGGGTATCTGTGATCTTGAGCGGTATCAAGAAATAGAACAAACATTATCCCTAGTATAAACATACCTAGTAGAAAGAACATGAAGTGATTCTTAATATTATTATAGTAGGCTTTCTGGTTAACTACGTTATCAGACATATGATCAAATACTATAAGAGTTTATAGAATTAAGTCTTAGAAGCTCTAGAAGCCTTTCTCCCATAACTACCTATCTGAGATATCAGGAGAACTTTATACCCTCCCATATAGCCATATATAGCTAATTAGACCTATGTGACATATAGTTGATAGTGTGTTTATATCTTACTGAATAGATAGTTGGATAGTGGATAGATATGTATAGATATAGTGTATGGGTAATGGGCCACATTGTTATGAAAACGTAATAACTTTTCCCCTACATTACTTGACATATCTACCATATAGGTGTATAATACATATCTCCATATCTAACCCTACCAGGTATCTCCTATCCCTGATAACCTCATATGAGCATAGATATCTATCTATATATCCCTGTATAAAAGTATATAAACATATATAAAAGCTATGAATTTCTGGAAATAATATCCCCTATCGTAATGATTTATATCAAAACCATATCAGAAATGTATGTATGTTTCTACTAGGGGGATATGGGATCAAAAGGAGAGGAGGGGGGTGATCTATTTATACCCTGGCTATTCGCCAGAGACTTCGTCTGGATCCAGGATCAATTCTTTCGGGGTAAATACAAATAACTTATCTAACATAGTTATAGTAGCAAACGTACTCCATATAGCTTTACCTATAGTAGAGTAACCTTCTGATATCTTCTTAGCCTCCATAGGATACATAGCATTGAAAAAGTGATATCGTGTCATATATCTATTATACTACCTATGTGTATATGATGATCATGTTTAAATACCCCAAAACTTCTGGAAAAAAATATCGATCATCTTAATGTATTATTTACAAACATATACTTGACATTTAGGATAGAGTGTGCTCGACCCCCAAAGGGGTCCTTTGTCAAATTGAGAATAAGTCATCTAGAGAGTCAAAGCCCTCATCTTCTGGTAGCTCCATTGAAGCCAATAGTAGGTCAAAGGTTTCTTCCAATAGGGTTATGCCTACTTTCTGTGGCTTGACTAAGTCCTGAGTAATTAGATAAGCAAGAGGCAAGCCTAAATCGTTGTAGCTAATGAAGTCTTGAAACTCATCATCTCCCCTGTAGTTCATCCATAGGTCAGCTAGTATCTCTGCTTTCTTTTCTATGGTTGTTCTGTTACCGCTATTCTCTTCCAAGTAATTTCTCCACTTCTTCCACTGCCGCTTCTGCGACAAGCAATACCCT